GGTGGCCCGATGAAGCGAGGACCGAAGCCGATGCCCGAGGCCGCCAAGCGGCTGGCTGGCAACCGTGGCAAGCGAAAGATCCGGCCGGATCTGCCGGCACCGCCAGGCGTTCCCCCGATGCCGGCCCGGCTGTTGGTCGAACCGCTCGCCGTCGAGAAGTGGAACGAGTTCGTGCCGATCCTGTCTGGCCTCGGCACGCTAACGACTGCCGACGGCGAAGCGTTGGCCACTTTGTGCGAGGTGTACGCTGCCACGCAGGCGTGCCTGATGGAGCTTCGGGCCAGTGGTCCGGTGATGCACACCGACCTGGGCGGCGTAAAGCCCAACCCGGCGGGACCCTTGTATCGTGGATTAGTGAGCCTGCAGGCGTCGCTAATGGGCGAGTTTGGGTTGACACCTACCAGCAGGACACGGCTCGGTGCCAAGGAAGAAAAGCCAACCGACGAAGTCGAAGAGTTCTTCAAGCTCCACGGTGCCTAATCTCTGCGAGGAAGGCGAGCGGCGTTACCGCCGTGTCGTGCACTTCTTCGAGAACATCCTGCGGCACAGCAAGGGGCAGAACGCCGGCAAGCCGTTCAAGCTACTGCCGTGGCAGCACCACGTCATGCGTGAGCTCTTCGGCCGGCTCACGCCAGAGGGCATCCGCCAGCATCGAGTTGGGTACATCGAGCTACCCAAGAAGCAGGGCAAGAGCACCACGCTGGCCGGCATCGCTCTGTACATGACGGCGTTTGACTCCGAGCCGGGGGCCGAGGTCTACGGTGCGGCCTGCGACCGAGAGCAGGCGGGCATCATCTACCGTGAGGCGGCCTCGATGGTGCGAGCGTCGCCGGCTCTCAGCAAGCACCTCGAGGTCATCGACAGCCGCAAGACCATCATTCACAAGGCCAGCAACTCGTTCTATCGGGTGCTGTCGGCCGATGCGTTTCGGGCCGAGGGGCTGAACATCCACGCCCTGCTGTTTGATGAGCTCCACGCCCAGCGTGACCGGCGGCTGTGGGACGCCCTGCGGTACGGCGGCGCGGCTCGCCGATCGCCGCTGCTGCTGTCGATCACCACGGCCGGCTACGACCGCAAGAGCATCTGCTGGGAGCAGCACGCATACGCCGAGCGGTGCATTGCGGACCCGTCTGTGGACCCGGCTTTCTTCGGGTGCATCTACGCCGCCTCTCCCGAGGACGATTGGAAAGACCCGCAGACGTGGCACAAGGCCAACCCGTCGCTGGGCGAGACGATCACGGTGGAGTCGTTCGCAGCCGACGCCCGTGAGGCCGAGCAGTCGCCGTCCAAGCTCAATAGCTTTTTGCGATACCGGCTGAACGTGTGGACGACGCAGGACGTGCGGTGGTTGTCGCCCGATGCGTGGGCGAAGTGCGGCGGCCAGCTGCGTGACGAGCTCGAGAAGCGTGAGTGGTACGCCGGGCTGGACTTGGCCAGCACCACGGACTTGTCGGCGTTGGTGCTCGTGAGCCAGGCCGACGACGGCACCTTCGACGTGCTGCCGTATTTCTGGGTGCCAGAGATAAACGCCGCCGAGCGGACGCAGCGGGACAAGGTGGACTACATCGGATGGATCCGTGACGGCTACATCCGAACCACTGACGGAAACGTCACGGACTACGAGGTGATCCGGCGAGACATTCTTGAGCTTTCCCAGAAGTTCAACATCCGGCAGGTGGGTATCGACAGATGGAACGCCACCATGCTCGCTACCGCCCTGCAAGGGGACGGGGTGAATGTGACAGGATTTGGTCAGGGTTACGCCTCAATGTCGAGCCCTGCAAAGCAGCTGGAGAACCTCGTGCTCTCGGAAAAGATCCGGCACGGCGGCCACCCAGTGCTGTCGTGGATGGCGGCGAACGTGGCGACACAGAGCGATTACGCCGGAAACATCAAGCCGAGCAAGCAGAAGTCAACGGAGCGTATCGACGGAATCGTGAGCCTCGTCATGGCACTTGGCCTCCACGCTACGGCGACTGCGAAGCCAGCAGACCAGTCCTGGGACATCATCACGCTATGAGCGAGACAGCCACCAACGACTACCGGATGCACGAGCTCCGTGGCATCGACTGGAGCGAGATGGGCGGTGGCCGCACGTCTTCGGGCATCCGAGTGAACGCCGACACGTCGATGGCCTGCTCGGCCTACACGGCGTGCATCCGTGTCATTTCGGATTCGGTGTCGTCCCTGCCGCTGCATCTGTACGAGCGGGTGGCTACGGGCGGCAAGCGTAAGGTGCCCGAGCACCCGCTGTACCGACTGCTGCACACGCAGCCGAATCCGTGGCAGACGGCTCAGGAGTTTCGGGATTGGATGACCGGGCTCTACCTGCACTACGGGGCGAGCTACGCCGAGAAGCGGCCCGGCCCCCGTGGCACGGTCGGCGAGCTCTGGCCGCTGCACTCGTCACGGATGGAAGAGGAGCGGCTGGAGAACGGCCAGATTCGCTACCTCTACCGTGAGCCGGATGGCCGGCAGACGGTGTACCGCCAGGAGCAGATCTTCGCCCTGCGGTACACGACCAGCGACGGCATCCACCCGATCCCCACGTACCGGCTGTTCCAGAACGCCATCGGCTTGGCTCAGGCGTTGGAGGCACACGGGGCCACGTACTTTGGTAACGGTGCCCGGCCCGGCATCGTGCTGGAGAGCGACAACCCGATTCCCGTCGAGGCGGCCGAGCGTCTGCGTGAACAGTGGGAGCGGATGCACCGTGGGCCGGATCGTGCCCACCGGACGGCGGTGCTGCCCAACGGCGTGAAGGCCCACGAGCTATCGCAGAGCAACGAGGCGGCCCAGTTCCTTGAGACTCGCCAGTACCAGGTGATTGAGATCTGCCGGGCGTTCCGTGTGCCGCCGCACATGATTCAGGATCTCACCCGCAGCACGTACTCCAACATTGAGGTGCAGGGCACCGAGTTCGTGCAGCACTGCCTGCTGCCGCATCTCAAGCGGTGGGAAGCGGCCATTGCCCGTGACCTGATCGACGACGACGAGACGTACTTCGCCGAGCACAACGTCAGCGGCCTGCTGCGTGGCGACCATGCGAGCCGCTCGGCCTACTACGTCTCGGCGATCCAGAACGGGTGGATGTCGATCAACGAAGTGCGTGAGATGGAGAACCTCAACCCGCTCGGCGTCGAGGGTGACAAGCACTTCATTCAGCTGAACATGACCACGCTGGACAAGGCCGGCGAGGAGCCGCCTGCACCGGAGCCGGTGGCCGAGCAGCCGGTGGTCGAAGCCGAGGACAGCCCGGCCGATGAGCTCGAGGACGCCGCCGAAACAGAGGAGCAGACCGATGGAGATTGAGCGCCGGGACTTCGCCTTTGAGGATGACAACGAGCTCGTGGTCGAAAGCCGTGCCGACGGCCGGGCCGCCATCGTTGGGTACGCCGCCGTGTACAACCGGCTGAGCCTCGACCTGGGCGGGTTCAAGGAAGAGATCCTGCCTGGTGCGTTCGACAAGATTCTCGGCCGGCAGCGTGGCAAGGGCGACGTGGTCGCACTCTTCAACCATGACAGCAACATCGTGCTGGGCCGCACGTCCAGCGGCACGCTGGAGTTGTCCAGCGACGAGAAGGGGCTGCGGTACGTGGTGACGCCGCCCGTGAGCCGGGCCGACGTGCTCGAGCTCATCCAGCGGCGTGACGTGCGTGGCTCGTCGTTCGCCTTCACGGTGGACCCCAAGCACGAGTCGTTTCGCACCGGCGAGGACGGCAAGGCCGTGCGGCAAATCCGAGAGGTTTCTGGCCTGTACGACGTTGGCCCAGTGCTGGTGCCGGCGTACCCGCAGACGAGTGCCGGCGTGGCCATGCGTTCTTACGAGGCATGGCTTGCGTCACAGGGCGAGCCAGCGGCCCCGCCTGCTGTGCGTTCGGCCATGCGTGGCGTCGCCCAGGCGTGGGCCGCCATGCTGAGGCTGCGAAATGTCTGAGGCCCGCTGCACCTGCGGCGAGAAGTTGCGGTGTCGCTCTAGTCGTGCCTGCGGCGATGAACGGCAGCGGTATCTGCGTTGCCCACGGTGCGGTGCTCGTGCGGTGGCGTTTGTGAAAACAACACTTTCGCAAGTCAGGTTCTGCAAGAGGCCGGGTGCGTAGCGGCACAGTGGACTCCATCGGCAATCACGCCGCTGGAGATCACACATGGACCGCCTCTCGACTCTTCGCGCCGAAGCCAACGACGTTGCCGAGCGGATTGACTCGCTCACGGCCCTGCAGACCGACAACCAGGCTGATCTCGAGTCCCGTGATGCGGAGCTCACCGGCCTGACCGAGCGGGCTCAGAAGCTCGCCGCCTCGATCGACTTCGAGGTCAAGGTGGTCGAGTCGGCCAAGAATCTCCGCAGCGTGGCCGAGCGTTGCTCGCCGGCCCCCGAGGTGCGTGCGGTTGAGAATCGCATCGAGCCGGTGCGGGACGGCCGCAAGCTTAAGGCGTTCCGGTCGCACGAGACGGCGTACCGCTTCGGCCAGTGGCTGCGTGCCAAGTTCGCCGGCGACGACAACGCCCGGCGGTGGTGTGCTGACCACGGCGTCGAGAGCCGCACGATGGTCGAAGGCGTCAACAGCACCGGCGGGTTCAGCGTGCCGGACGAAGTCGCTGGGGAAATCCTGCGCAACGTCGAGACCTATGGAGTGGCCCCCACGGCCCTGCAGAACTTCTCGATGGCTTCGGACACGCTGATGATCCCGAAGCGGCTCACCGGCGTCACGGGCGCGTGGCTCGGCGAAGGCAGCGAGTTCACCTACAGCGACATGACCGGCACGCAGGTGCAGCTGGTCGCTCAGAAGTTCGGCGTGGCCACGAAGATCAGCAACGAACTGTGGGCCGACGGCGTCGGCATTGCCGACCTGATCGCCCAGGAGCACAGCCTTGCTGTGGCCAAGGCGCTCGACGAGGCGGTATTTACGGGCACGGGCGTTTCGGCCTTCGGCGGCCACCACGGCGTGGCGGTCAAGATCGACACCGCTCCGTACACCGCCAGCGTGGCGACGGCGGCCAGCGGCAACACGAGCTTCGAGACGCTCGACAAGGAGGACTTCCTTGCCGTGCTGGCGAAGACTCCGCGTTACGCCCTGCCCGGTGCTCGCTGGTACATCTCGCCGGCCGGCTACCACGCTGCGATGCAGCGGCTGGATCTCGGCCAGGGTGGCAACGCCAGCGTGGCCCAGGGCTTCGGCCTCACGTTCCTCGGATACCCCGTCACCCTGGTGCATGTCCTGAACAGCACGCTCGGTGCGGATGCGTCGAAGATCAAGTGCCTCTTCGGCGACATGGCGATGGCGGGTGCCCTCGGCCTGCGTCAGGGTTACGCCCTGCGTGTCAGCCAGGAGCGGCTGGTCGAGTACGACCAGACCCTCGTGACCGGCATCGTGCGTGCCAATGCGGTGTTCCACTCGCTCGGCTCGACGACCGAGGCTGGCCCGGTCATCGCGCTCAAGACTGCGGCGTCCTGAACCTAGTTCCATCCACGGAGAACTGCTCCCATGATCCAGATTGCGGCAACGAAGACGGACGCCAAGGCGGCGGCGAGTGTGGCGGCCTCGGCCACCCACAGCCACGAGATCGACACCCTCGGCTTCGAGTACGTTTCCATCGACGTGGTGTACTCGCCGTTCACGGCGACCACCAGCAATGCGGCTCCGGTGCTCCGGCTGACGCAGCACGACGTGACCGGCACCGGCCAGACGAACATTAGCGGGTTCGTGGGCGGCACCGACTTCACGGTGGCGGCTGGCACCACGACCGGGGCGGCGGTTGGGCACGTCGCCCGGTTCAATGTCGATATGCGTGGCAAGCGTCGGTACCTGACGCTCTACACCTCGCCGGGCAACACGGTTGCCATCTCGAGCGTGGCCCGGCTGGGCCGTGCCGAAGAGGCTCCGTTCTCGGCGGCCACGAAGAACGTCGGCACGCTCGTCAGCGGCTGAACGCTTGACACATGCGGCACAGTGGACGGCTGGCAGGGCTCTACGCTCAGCCAGCCGGTTGCAATCGAGGGGCCCCCAAGCAA